GTCATTTATTTTCACGCGGAGGTTTAAGGTGGGGGGGGTACTCCCCGGTGGTACAGACGGGTGCACCAAGACGCATGGCGATTGCCCCTGGGCTTACCGGGGGAGGCCACAGTCTCCAGCCGTGTTGGTGAATGCGCAGGCTGATGCGCGTACTGGATGGATGGGAAAGCGGCAGTGAATGTTCCTAGGCCAGCTTTTCTGGCTGCTATGAAAAAGCGCCGTGCCGCAAGCCGGAGATCAGCGCCGGCCACCAACAACATCTGAAAGCCGGGCTTAGCGCGGATGGGGCCTTCGGGCAGCGCGTAGCGTCCAGGGTAGCCGCCTGGTTAATCGGGTCAATCATTGGCATCGCCCTGGGGTTGCTTCCGCCCCTGTCAGTCCGAGCGCCGGCCCGGACCCGAGGGAAGTAGCCGGCACCCATTCCACAGCCGCCTTCGGGCGGTTTTTTCGTTTACGGAGGTTTGCCATGGGACAGAGAGGACCGAAGCCGTTGCCGGCCAACGTGCATCTGTTGCGCGGCAACCCGTCGAAGAAGCCGACTGGCGCGCTCCTGGACGAGTTCTGCCCCGAGGTCGAGATCCCCGACTTCCCCGTCTGGATCTGGCCAGAGGCCAAGAAGGAATGGAAGCGCATCGCCGGCGAGCTGGAGAAGTACGGCCTGATCTCCCGCCTCGATCGCGCCGCCCTGGTGCTCTACTGCCAGGCCTGGGCGAAGATGGTCTGGGCCGAGCGCCAGCTCACTCGCGCCATGAAGGATGCCGAGGACAAGCGCGCGGCAGCCGAAGCGGCCGGCGAGGAATACCTCGGCGGTGACGGCATCATGGTCCGCACCGCGAACGGCAATTTCACGTACAGCCATCACTGGGTCGTCGGCAACAAGGCCGCCGCCGAGGTCAAGCGCTACCTCGACCTCTTCGGCCTATCGCCCTCGGCCCGCTCGCGCGTCGTGCAGAGCGACAACCGCCAGGGCCGTCTTTTCGAAGAAGGCACGCAAGACGCATGGAACGCCCTGTGACCAGCGCCCCGACCACCTTCGCCGACCGCGCCACCGCCTATGCGCGCGCCGTCGTCGCCGGGGATATCGTCGCCTGCAAGTGGCACCGCCTGGCCTGCCAGCGTCACCTCGCCGACCTCGCCCGGGCCGAATCCGGCGAATTCGCCTACGCCTGGAACCCCGAGCTGGCCGACCTCAAGGGCAAGCCCTACCGCCCCGCCGAGCGGATCTGCAAGTTCGCCGAGCTGATGCCGCACATCAAGGGCGACTGGGCCGCCCGTGGCCAGCTCATCAAGCTCGAGGACTGGCAGGTCTTCATCCTCGCCAGCATCTTCGGCTGGATCAACACCGACACCGGCAAGCGCCGCTTCCGTGTGGCCGATGTCATCATCCCGCGCAAGAACGCCAAGAGCACGCTCGCCGCCGTCATCGGCAACTACATGCTCGCGGTCGACGGCGAATATGGGGCAGAAATCTACAGCGGCGCCACCTCGCAGGACCAGGCCATGGAAGTCTTCCGGCCCGCGCTCCTGATGGCCCGCGCCACCCCGCGCTTCGTGCAGACCTACGGCGTCGCCGTCAACGCCAGCAACCTCTCCATCGCCGAGAACAACTCCAAGTTCGAGCCCGTCATCGGCAAGCCCGGCGACGGCGCCAGCCCGAGCTGCGCCATCGTCGATGAGTACCACGAGCATAAGACCAGCGAACTCTTCGACACCATGCAGACCGGCATGGGCGCCCGCAGCCAGCCGCTCATCCTCGTCATCACCACCGCCGGCTCCGACATCTCCGGCCCCTGCTACCTGCACCAGGTCGAACTCCAGAAGATCCTCGAAGGCGTCGTCGCCAACGACCAGCGCTTCGGCATCGTCTTCGCCATGGACGAAGACGACAACTGGACCAGCGACCTCGCCCTCAAGAAAGCCAACCCCAACTACGGCATCTCCATCGACGCCGAATACCTGCAGCTCCAGCAGCGCGACGCCGTCGCCGACACCCGCAAGCAGAACGTCTTCAAGACCAAGCACCTCAACGTCTGGGTCGCTGCCGCCTCGCCCTGGCTCAACCTTCACAACCTCCAGCAAGCCGGCGACCCCGCGCTCACCCTCGACAGCCACGCCTGGGACGGCTGCGTCGCCGGCCTCGACCTCGCCAGCAAACAGGACATCGCCAGCGCCGTGCTGCTGTGCTGGAGCGACCTCGACGACGGCCGCCACTACACCGCCTTCTCGCGCAACTACGTCCCGCAGGCCACCGTCGACAAGCCCGAAAACGCCCACTACCAGGCCTGGGTGCACAGCGGTCACCTGATCGCAACCCCCGGCAACATGATCGACCTCGAGCAGATCCAGGAAGAGCTGATCGCCACCGCCAGCCGGACACACATCCGCGAAGTCGCCAAGGACCCATGGGGCGGTCACCAGATCGGCGCCAACCTCGCCGCCGAAGGCTTCACCGTCGTCGATATTCCGCAGCAAGTCCGCTACCTCAGCGACCCGATGAAGGAAATCGACGCCGTCGTCAACGCCGGCCGCTTCCACCACGACGGAAACCCCGCCTACATCTGGATGATGAGCAACGTCGAAGTACAGGAAGACCGCAACGAAAACATCTTCCCGCGCAAATCGCGGGCCAGCAACAAGATCGACGCCGCCGTCGCCACCATCGTCGCCATGAACCGGGCGCTGGCGGCCGAACCCGCCCCGGCCGCCGGAATGGAGCTCATCATCCTATGACCGCAACCTGGTACAACGCCGAGCGCGTCGCGCAACCGGGCAGCGTCATCCTGTCCAACTGGAAAGCCGAGCGCGAAGCCGCGCGCATCCAGAACGCCGGCCCGACCTACCCGAGCAGCAGCGGCACCAGCGGCAGCCAGCTCTACGAATGGCTCACCGGTGGCAACATCTCCACCGCCGGCCCCAGCGTCACCGAACGCACCGCCATGGGCATCAGCGCCGTCTACGCCTGCATCGGCCTGATCGGCGGCGCCATCTCCAGCCTGCCGCTGCCGATCTACCGGCGCACCGAGGCCGGCCGCGGGCGCATCAACCACGATGTCTGGTGGCTGCTCAACGAACAGCCCTGCGCCTGCATGTCTGCCGCCGTCATGTGGGAATACCTGATCTGGTCGCTGCTCCTGCATGGCGACGCCTTCGCCAGGATTCAGCGCGCCTCGCCGCTGTCGCCGCAGATCGTCGGCTTCGAACCGGTGCACCCGCTCTCCGTCCAGGTGCAGGAAGTCGAAGAGCGCCTCGTCTATACCCTCTTCGACGACGGCGAAACGCAGGTCATCGACCAGGACGACATGCTGCACATCCCCGGCCTCGGCTTCGACGGCCAGCGCGGCCTGTCGCCCCTGCGCTACGCCGCCCGCCAGACCTTCGGCCTCTCGCTCGCCGCCGAAGAATACAGCGCCCGCTTCTTCAGCCAGGGCGCCCGGCCGGACTACATCATCACCACCGAAGCCGGCATGAACCCCGAGCAACAGAAGCTATTCCGCGAAAGCTGGATGGCCCGCTATGCCGGCCTTGCCAATTCCCATATCCCGGCGATCCTGGCCGGCGGCAAGTCTGACGTCAAGGCGCTCACCCTCAGCCCGGAAGAAGCCCAGCTCATGGCCATGCGCACCTTCCAGGCCACCGACATCGCCCGCATCTACGGCGTGCCGCCGCACATGATCGGCATCACCGACAAGCAAACCAGCTGGGGCTCCGGCATCGAGCAGCAGGGCATCGGCTTCGTGAAATACACCCTGCAGCGCCACCTCGTGAAAATCGAGCAGGAGATCAACCGCAAGGTCTTCCGCAAGTCGCTCCAGCTCTTCGCCGAATTCAACACCGCCGGCCTCGAGCGCGGCGACACCAAGGCCCGCAACGAAAGCTACCGCATCGCCGCCGGCCGGGCAGGGGAGCCGGGCTGGATGACCATCAACGAGATCCGCAAGCTCGAAAACCTGCCGCCCGTCGACGGCGGCGACATCCTCTTCAAACCGACCGCCGGAGCGCCCGCGCAATGAACAAACTCCTCAAGCTGCTCAACGATAACCGCGGCCTCGGCCTGTTCAAGGCCGAAACCAGCGGCAGCGAAGCCACCCTCTACCTGTACGACGCCATCGTCACCGATGCCTACTTGGGCGGCGTGTCCGCGCTCGACTTCGTCAGGGAGCTGCACGCGCTGCAAGTCGACACCATCCACCTGCGCATCAACAGCCCCGGCGGCGAAGTCTTCGCCGGCCAGGCCATGGCCCAGGCCGTGCGCGAACACCCGGCCAACATCATCGCCCACGTCGACGGCTATGCCGCCAGTGCGGCCAGCTGGCTGGCGCTCGCCTGCGACGAAGTCGTCATCTCCGAAGGCGGCTACTTCATGATCCACAAGGCCATGACCATCGCCTGGGGCAACGCCGACGAATTCCGCAAGCAGGTCGATCTCCTCGACAAGATCGACGCCACGCTGGTCGCCGGCTACGTCAAGGAAACCGGCCAGGAAGAACAGCAGATCGCCGACTGGATGGCCGCCGAAACCTGGTTCAACGCCGAAGAGTCGGTCAAGTACGGCTTTGCCGACGCCATCGCCGCTCCGGCCGCCAAGAACCTCAAGCAATGGAACCTGACCGCCTGGGGCGACAAGGCCCCGGCGCTCAAGACCACCGAACCCGCCCCGCCGCCGGCACCAGCGGCCAACCCGGCCGCCCCGACCGCGGCGCCCGCGGCCAATACCGAACACCTCGCCCGGCGCCTGCGCCTTGTCGAGAAACAAGCTGCTTAAGGCGCTCCCCGCCGAAGCCAGGCCGCCGCGAGGCGGTTTTTTTTCGTCCCACTTTCCCGAAAGGAAAACAGCATGAAATCGATCCAAGAACTGCGGGAGCGCCGCGCCTCCCTCGCCACCAACCTCCACAAGCTGCTCGAGGACAACTCCGGTAGCCAGTGGAACAAGGACCACCAGGCCACCTATGACCAGTCCATGGCCGAAATCGAGGCCATCGATGCCGAAGTCAAGCGCATCAATGCCGTCCTCGACGCCATCAAGGATGCCGCCGAAACCGACGGTATCCGCAACGTCCTCGAGCGCAAGGCGCACGACCAGAAGCGCCCGGAGCATCTCAACGCCTTCTGGAAGCTGATGAAGAATGGCGAAAAGCTGATGACCCCGGAAGAGTGGGGCGTCCTGCGCAACACCATGTCCGTCGGCACCTCGGCCCAGGGCGGCTATACCGTCCCGACCGAAGTCGCCACCTCGGTTGCCAATGCCCTCAAGGCCTACGGCGGCATGCGCTCGGTCGCTGAAGTCTTCCGCACCACGGCCGGCAACGACATCAACTTCCCGACCTCGGACGGCACGTCTGAAACCGGCGAACTGATCGGTGAAAACACCACCGCCACCGGCGCCGATCCGTCGTTCGGCGTTGTCACGATCAAGACGTACAAATTCTCGTCCAAGATCGTCGCCGTCCCGTTCGAGTTGCTGCAGGACAGCTCGATCGACATGGAAAGCTTCATCCGTAGCCGTCTGGTCACCCGCCTTGGTCGCATCACCAACACCAAGTTCACCACCGGCACCGGTACCGGCGAGCCGAACGGCATCGTCACCGCCGCCGCTTCCGGCAAGGTCGGCACCACCGGCCAGACCACCACCGTCATCTTCGACGACCTGGTCGATCTGGTGCACTCGGTCGACCCCGCCTACCGCGCCCTGGGTGGCTGCAAGTTCATGATGAACGATGCTTCGCTCAAGATCATTCGCAAGCTCAAGGACAGCCAGGGCCGCCCGATCTTCCTGCCCGGTTACGACGGCCTTGCCGGCGCAATGCCCGACACCCTGCTCGGCTATCCGGTGGTGATCAACCAGGACGTGGCCACGATGGCCGCCAACGCCAAGTCGATCCTGTTCGGTGATTTCACCTACTACAAGATCCGCGACGCGATGGACATCCAGATGTTCCGCTTCGACGACTCCGCCTACATCAAGCTCGGTCAGATCGGCTTCCTCGCCTGGATGCGCAGCGGCGGCAACTTCGTCGATGTCGGCGGCGCCGTCAAGTACTACGCCAACTCCGCTACCTGATTCACAGCAACCCGACGGGCAGCCCTTTGCGGGCTGTCCGTTTTTTCATGGATACGATCATGGCAAACAAGAAAATCCGCATCCTCGTCGACCAGCAGATCGACGGCACGCCGTACCGCTGCAACGACGTGGTCGACCTCCCCGCCGAGCTCGCCAAGCCGCTGCTCGAGCAGGGCGCCATCGATGACAACAAGGCCGCCGTCGCCTACTGCCTGAACGACCTCGGCGCCACCGTCATCGCGCACCAGTCGCCGGTCGTCGAAGACCCCGCCGCCCCGGCAACCGATCCCGCCGCGCCGCCGGCAGATCCCGCCCAGTAATCCCCCCGGGGCCGGCTGCGGTCGACCCCGCCAGACACCCCAAAACCCAACCGAAACGAGGTCCGCATGAACCCCATCCGCCGCACGCTCGCCCCCCTGGCCATCGCGTTCGCTGCCGTCCTCGGCGCGCTCGCGCCGCTCCCCGCCGCCGCCGGCGCCCTCTCCGACTACGGCGAAAACAAGCTCGTCGATGCGCTGCTGCGCGCCCAGTCGATCGGCACGCCGGCCACCTGGTACATCGCGCTGTTCACCACCACGTGCACCGATGCCGGACCCGGAACCGAAGTCAGCACCTCGGGCACCGCCTACGCCCGGCAAGCTGTCACCGCCTCGCTCGCCAACTGGGCCGGCACCCAAGGGGCAGGCACCACCGTCGCCAGCTCCGGCACCAGCGGCACCACCAGCAACAACAACGCCATCACCTGGTCGGCATCGACCGCCGCCTGGGGCATCGTCACCAGCGTCGGCTGGATGGATGCCAGCTCTTCCGGCAACCGCTGGATCTGCATTGACCTCACCAGCTCGCTCAACGTTTCCGGCTCCGGCTTCACGGTATCGTTCGCCGCCGGACAGTTGAGCTTCCAGATCGACAACTGACGCGAACCGGCGATGATCCTCAACGACTTTTTCAGCGCCTTTCGCGCCGGCAAGGAGCTTGCCAATGCGATTACATGGAAGCAGGCGCAGGTCCTCACAAACGCCCTGGTGGCCCTGCTCACGGCGGCCGTGGCGATTGCGGCTGCTTTTGGCTACCGCCTCGCTCTCGATGACGCGGGTGTGCAGTCTGTTGCCGCTGGCATTGTTGCTCTTGTCGGCCTGTTCAACGGCGGGGTCACCGTCGCAACGACTGTTCGTATCGGCCTGCAGCCTGAAGCCGGGGATCCACGTGGCGGCGGGAATGACCGAGTGGCAGACCGAGGAGCTGAAGGACGCGGGGGGATGGACCCCGATGTTCATCGTCCGCTGCCCCCTATTCTAGATCCTCACGATCTCGCGGGGGTCAAGCCGGACCTATGGAACGACCGTAGTCTCGGCTAAGGAGAAAATCATGCAATACCTCACCATGATCAGACTCGTGCTGACCCTGCTGCCGGTGATCATCGACGCGGTCAAGGCAATCGAGGCCGCTTACCCGGCCAGCGGCCAGGGCGCGCTCAAGCTCGACCTGGTGCGCGGCGTCCTCGAAGGCGCATACAACGCCGGAAGCGGCGCCGTCGCCAAGTTCGAGGACCTGTGGCCAGCGCTGCAGAGCACCATCGGCTCCGTCGTCTCCTTCATGAACGCCAGCGGGATGTTCAAGAAATGATTACCAGCCGCCTCGCCGTCATTCTTCTCGCCGTGCTGGTCGCCGCGCCGTGCCTGGCGCAGACCGCTTCATCGGGAAGCGCGACCGCCGTGATGTGCGTCCCCGCCCGCGACAAGGCTGGCCACATCAAGCGCAACAGCCACCAGACCGTGCTATTCAAGCGGAATAATCCCTGCCCGGCCAACGGCGCGACCGCCGGACCCTGCCCCGGCCATGTGATCGACCACATCGTCCCCCTCTGTGCCTGCGGTCCGGACAAGCCGGATAACATGCAGTGGCAGACGATCGCCGAGGCGAAGGCAAAGGACAAGATCGAGATCCGGCAATGCGGAAAAGAATGATTCTGGCCGGCGACCGCGAACGGATTTCCTGCCTGGAAGAGACCGTCATGCTGCAGCGCGTCGCGATCAAGGCGCTTGCCATCCGGATGCAAAGCGTTGAACGGGCCATGCCAGACCAACTGGCTCAGGAAAAGGCCCGCGCCCAGCGCGCGCGGCGCGCCAAAAAGACAAAGGATTAGGGAGCCCAATGCTTCTTCTCACCAGCACGTCCGATCTCCTGCGCGTCGTCACCGGCGCCGCCGCCAGCATCACCTGCTCGGTCGCGGCGCTCGACAACACCTCGGGAACGATCAGCGTCCCCAACCTGCCGCCGCTGGCGCCCATCACCACGGCGACGACGACGACGATCTGCGCCGCGCCCGCGTCCGGCGTGCAGCGCAACGTCAAGGGAATTTTTCTCACCAACAATCACGCGACCGCCTCCTGCGTGGTGACGGTGCAGCGTTACGACGGAAGCAACACCGCCGACCTGATGGGCGTCACCCTGCTCCCCGGCGAGAACGTCATCCTCGACGATCAGGGGCGGTGGCATCACCATGACGCGCAGGGCGGGGAATACACCTACGCCGGCCCGCCGACCGCCAACTTGGGCATGACTGGCGTTCTCGCCGAGACAATACCGCGGGAAATCTGTCCGGAAGTCAATGCAACGATCCCGACCGCTTCCGGCACGCTGTTCATGCAGGCGATCTACCTGAAGGCCGGGCAGCTTGTCAGCAACATCATCCTGTCGAGCGCCACCACGGCGGCCGGCACGCCGACCAATTACCGCGCCTGCCTTTTCGACGCAAACCGCAACCTGCTGGCCGAGTCAGCCAACCAGACCACGACGGCATGGGCGGCGAACACGGTCAAGACGCTGGCGATGACCACGCCGTACAGAGTGCCGACTTCCGGCCTCTACTACATCGGTTTCTGGATGACCGCGACCACGGTCATCACCATGAAGGGCGGCACCGCCAAGACCGGCGGCCAGCTTGCCTCTCAGACTCCGATCCTGCACGGAACTTCGAGCACCGGCCTGACGACGACATCCCCCAACCCGGCCGCGGCGATCACCGGCGGGCTTGTCACCCTGTACGCCGCCGTCTCGTAGAACATGAAACAGGAATGACCTCGCTGATCTCGATTCCAGAAACGACGGTCCCGGCCGGTCCGCTCGGCCCCTTCGCCGGCACCCCGCCGGGCGAATCGTTCGGCGCATCGATCGAAATGACCCGCGTCGGCTGGCCCGCCGGCCTGTCGGTGCCGGTGAGCATCGACGGCAGCAACGACGGCGGCGCCACCTGGTTCAACATCGGCGCGACCGAGATCACCGACGGCTTCGTGGTCGATGCACGGGCGCCGCTTGCATCCAGTTTGTTCAAGTTTTCCGTGCGCGGGCCGGAAGTTGGCGGCGTCCCGCGGGTGCCTGGCAAGGTGCGCGTCGCGGCGAACGGCAACAAGGCATTCAGGACCGCAGCCACCGTCAGCGTTTTCTAGAACATGCCGGGCGCGATTGTCCAGTCCGGCTACGCGGTCGATGACTCCGGCGGCACCGCCACGACGATCGCGGCGACGCTGACCGGAGTCTCCGCGGGAAACTTGCTGGTCGCCATCGTCGGCTTCGGCGACCCGACCGGCGCGATTACCTGCTCGGTCAGCGACGGCACGGCGTACACCGCCGATGCCGCCGGCAAGGTGCTCGACACGTTCAACACGCAATCGTCGCAGGTCTTTTATCTGCCGAATGCCGGCGCCGGATCGCACACGATCACGGCGACCCTGAGCGTCGCCGAATCCTACCGGCGCATCCGCGTCTTCGAAATTTCAGGGGTCGCCACCGCGTCTCCGGAAGACAAGGCAGCCGGGCAGTACCTGAGCAACGTCGGCACGACGACCGACAGCATTTCGTCAGGCGCCACGGCGACGACGACGAATGCCAACGATTTTGTGCTCGGGCTGGTCCAGGACACGGGATCGACGGACCCCGGCAGCGGAACGCTCGCCGCCGGCACCGGCTACACGCTGTCCGGAACGAACCAGATTATCGGGGCGGAATACAAGAACGTATCGTCGGTTGGCGCGCAGACCGCGACCTTTACCGACACCAAAAACAGCAATCGCACGACGCATGTGCTGGTGCTCAAGCAGGTCAGCACGGTGCCGATCTACGGCACGCCGGGCCAGTTCGACAAAGCCCTGCTGATTGCCAGCTGGTTCGACGAAGAGACCCGATCCGCCGGCTGGTTCGATGAGGAATTGCTGGTTGCCGCCGGCGCCATGGCTGCCGCCGCTTCGGGCGCCGCGCAGGCCTCGGGCACCGCCGCCCCATCGGTTCAAGTCGCACTCGCCGCCGCCGGCGTCGATACCGCCGGCGGAACAGCAACCGCCGGCGCCGCGATTCCGCTGTCGGCCGCCGGCATCGCCACGGCGGGCGGCACGGGCAACCTGACCGCCGTCGTCACTATCTCGGCCGCCGGCCTCGCACAAGCAGCCGGGCAGGCCGGGCTGCTGGTCGGCGTGCAGCTCGCCGCCGCCGGCGCCGCCGCCGCCACCGGAAACGCCGCGCTGGCCGGGCAGATCGCCCTGGACGCCGCCGGCGCCGCGCAGGCCTCGGGCACCGCGACGCTCGCCGCGCAATTGGCGGCCGTCGCCGCCGGCGCCGCGCAGGCCTCGGGCAGCGCCAACCTGACAGGCGGGCCGTCGGGCGCGATTTCCGCCAGCGGCGGCGCGCAGGCCTCGGGAACCGCCATCCTGAGCGCGCAGGTAGCCATCCTCGCCAGCGGACTGGCGCAGGCCGGCGGCAACGCCACGCTCGCCGCGCAGCTCGCCGCCATCGCTAGTGGCGCGGACACCGCCAGCGGCACGGCAACGCTCGCCGCGCAGCTCGCGGCGGCCGCCAGCGGCCTGGCGCAGGCTGGCGGCTCCGGAACGCTGGCCGTGCAACTGGCAGCCATGGCGGCCGGAGCAGACAACGCGGGCGGCAGCGCCACCCTGACGGCGCAGCTCGCCGCCATCGCCAGCGGCCTGGCCACGGCGGGCGGCAATGCCACGCTGGGCGCGCAGCTCGCCGCGGTTGCCGCCGGCAGCGCCACGGCCGGCGGCTCGGCCGCCCTGGTCACCCTGTTCGCCGCCGCCGCCAGCGGCGCCGCGCAGGCCTCGGGCAGCGCCAACCTGACTGGCGGCGCGCCGGGATCGATTGCCGCTTTCGGGTCGGCGCAGGCCTATGGCAGCGCCACCCTGAGCGTCAGTGTCGCCGTCGCCGCCAGCGGCGCGGCGGTTGCCGGCGGATCGGCCAGCTTCACGGAGACCGTGCTGCTCAGCGCCGCCGGCTTCGTCCAGGCCGTCGGCGCCGGCCAGTTACGGGTCGACGTCGCGCTGAGCGGAGTCGGGCACGGCGAGGCCTCTGGCGCCGCCACGCTGACCAATCTCGGCATTGCGGTCGCCCTGCCGCCGGGCGGGCCCCAGATGCTGCGCAAAACGGAAGGAGAACGGCCCGCCATGGTCGGCGGCCGGCGCCCATCGCACTATCACGGATCGCGGCCGGCAATGATCGCCGGCCGCCGTCCATCGAACACATCGAGCGGCCGCCGGCCGCGCTGAACAGGAACCTCATGTCCTTCAAGCTCATCACCGCTCCGGTTGTCGAACCAGTCAGCCTGGCCGAGGCCAAGCTGCACTGCAAGGTCGACGGCACCGATGACGACACGCGCCTGGCGATCCTCATCAGCGCCGCCCGGTCGCTCGCCGAGCAGATCACCTGCCGCGCCTTCGCGCCGCAGACGTGGGAGCTCGTCCTCGACGAATTCCCCGAGGCCTTCGTGCTGCAGCATGCGCCGATCGTCAGCATCACCTCGCTCAAGTACATCGACACCGCCGGCGTCGAGCGCACCGTCGATCCGTCGTATTACACGCTCGACCTCGAGTCGAACCCCGGCTACCTGGTCCCCGCCTACGGCTACCAGTGGCCAGCCACGCAGCAGACGATCAACGCCGTCCGTGTCCGCTACGCCTGCGGCCACGCCACCGCAGATCCCGCGCTGGCGGCGCTGAAGATGTGGATGCTGCTCGCCGTCGCCACCTGGTACAAACAGGCGGAAGCCACCCTCGCCGAAAAGACCGGCACGCTGCCGCGCACCTACTGCGACGGCCTGCTCGATGAATACAGGGTGTACGCATGATCGGCGCCGGCGACCTCAACCGGCGGATTGTCATCCGGCCGTGGAGCGACGTGCCGAACGGCGCATTCGGTCTCGACCATACCTTCGCTGCCGGCCTCACCCGCTGGGCGAAGCATGAGCCGGTGCACGGCCTGGCGATCCGCGCCGGCATGCAGACCGGCGAAGCGCCGACCGACCTGTTCTTTGTCCGCTACGGCAGCGGAACCACGCCGCCTGACATTACCGGCGCCCATGTCGTCGAATTCGCCAGCCACCGTTACCGCGTCATCGACACCATCGACGTCGACGGCGACCACGAATTTACCCGCATCACCACCAAGGATCTGGGAGCGCTCTGATGGACCGCGAAAAAAGCTCCAGCATGTCGAACGGCTTCGAGATCAGCGCCGGTCTCGAATTTCATAAGACGATCGATTACGACCGCCGCGGCATGCGTCGCGCCCTCAACCGGGGCGCCGCCGAAGTGCGCAAGGAAGCCCGCCGCCTGGTCGCCCGCCGCGCGGTTTCAGCTGCCGGAGAATTTCCCGGTGTTGACAGCGGCACCCTGCGCCGCGGCATCGGCATCGTCAAGCGCGGCAGCAAGGGCGGCTGGGTCAAGATCGGCGTCCGCAAAATCGCCGGCATGGACGACTTCTACCCGGCCTTCCTGTTTTACGGCAGCCCGAAGAGACACCTGGCACAGCGCGCCAACTACATCACCGCCGCGCTTGACAACAAGCGCGAAACAGTTCGCTCGAACATCCGCACCGCCCTCAAAGACTGTCTGGTGCCGCGATGAATCTGGCCACCATCATCGAAGCCCTGCGCGCCCGCTGCCCCGGCTTCTCCAACCGCATCGCCGGCGCCGCCCAGTTCAAGCTGCTTCCGGAATCCGCCGCGCTCGCCGTGCCCTGCGCCTTCGTCGTCCCGCTCGACGACAACCCGACCGACAGCCAGAGCCAGAACAGCGTCCGCCAGGGGCTGACCGACAGCTTCGCCGTCATCGTCGCCCTCGACAATACCGGCGACGAGCGTGGGCAGGCCGCCGCCACCAGCGTGCACAGCACGCGCGCTACGCTGTGGTCCGCGCTGCTCGGCTGGTCACCGGCCATCGACTACGACGGCATCATCTACGAAGGCGGCACCCTGCTGCAGCTTGACCGCGCCCGTTGCTGGTATCAGTTCGAATTCAGCGCCCTGATGGAAATCGGCCCGGAAGACGGATGGCAGGGCATCGAGCTCGCCGCGCTGCCGCACTTCGACGGCGCCACGATCAACGTCGACCAGATCGACCCGGCCGCCGATCCGAACCTGCAGTATCCCGGCCCGGACGGCCGCATAGAAGTTACGTTCAAGTCGCCGCAGACCGGAAATCTGCCCTGAGCGAAAACCGTTTTCACCACCGACCCGCCCCGGCGGGTTTTTTCATGCCCAAGGAGACTCTCCATGTACGTCAAGCCCATCGCAGGCCGGCAAGTCCCGGACCCTGAGCGCGGCGACCTTCTGCCCGCCGAGGGCCGAAACGTCGAGCCGACGCAATTCTGGCAACGCCGCCTCGCCGATGGCGACGTGGTCGAGGTTGCCCCCGAAACCGCGGCCGCCCAGGCCGGCAAAGCAAAGGAGTAAATCATGGCTGTCTCCTTCAACTACATTCCGTCGAACATCCGCGTCCCGCTGTTCTATGCGGAAATGGACAACACTCAGGCCGGCTACTTCACCCAGAACAAGCGCACGCTGCTGATCGGCCAGAAGATCGTCGCCGGAACCGCCGTGGCGAACACCCCGTACCTGGTCAGTACGACCGACATGGCAAAGACCCTATTCGGGCGCGGCTCCATGCTCGACCGCATGCACGGAATGTACCGCCAGCAAGACAGCTTCGGCGAGGTCTGGTGCATCGCCGTTGCCGATGCCGGCGGCGGCACCAATGCCACCGGCACCATCACCGTCGGCGGCCCGGCCACGGCGGCTGGCACCATCAACCTCTACATCGCCGGCCAGCGTGTCCAGGTTGCCGTCTCCTCGGGCGATGCCTCGACCGCCATCGCTACCGCGATCAACGCGGCGATCAACGCGGCGACCGATCTGCCGATCACCAGCACCGTCGCCACCAGCGTCGTGACGATGACCTGCCGCTGGAAGGGCGCCACCGGCAACGATATCGCCGTCTCCGACAGCTTCCGCGGCTGGGCCGGCGGTGAAGCGCTGCCGACGGGCGTCACGCTCACCTACACCGGATCGGGATTCCTGACCACCGGCGCCACCAACCCGACGCTGGCCGGCAACGCCATCACCGCGATGGGAGACGACGAATACGACTACGTCATCCACCCCTACAACGACAGCACCAACCTCGACGCCTTCGTCACCGAGTACAACGACGCCGTCGGTCGCTGGGCATGGTCGCGTCAGGTCTATGGCCACTGCTACAGCGCCCTGCGCGGCGCCCTCGGCGCGCTCGTCACCGCTGGCGGCCTGCGCAACGATCCGCACCACACTATCGCCGGCATTGATGTCGATTGCCCGAACCCGGTATGGGAATACGCGGCGGCTTACGGCGGCGCCAATGCCGTCTGCCTCAACGTCGATGTCGCCCGCCCGACGCAGACCACCGCGCTCACCGGAATCATCGCCCCGCGCGCCGGCAAGCGCTTCCTGCTTACCGAAAGGCAATCGTTGCTCAACACCGGCATCGCCACCAGCTACGTCGCCGGCGGCCTGCTGCGGGTGGAGCGGGCAATTACGACCTACCAGAAAAACACCTGGAGTCAGCCCGACCCCAGCTATCTGGACAGCGAAACCCTGCACCAGTCGGCGTACATCATCCGCTACCTGCGCAACCGCATCACGCAGAAGTACCCGCGGCACAAGCTGGCCAACGACGGCACCCGCTTCGGTGCCGGCCAGGCCATCGTTACCCCCAACGTGATTCGCGGCGAACTGCTGGCCGCCTACAGCGACATGGAGCTTGACGGCATCGTCGAAAACGCCAAGGCCTTCGCTGCCGCGCTGATCGTCGAACGCGACACCAACAACCCCAACCGGGTCAACGTGCTGCTGCCTCCAGATTATGTCAATCAATTAAGGGTATTTGCCCTGCTCAACCAGTTCAGGCTCAATTATTCCGCAAGTGCCTGATCTGGCTATCAAGCGCTGCTGCCGTTGCGGGAATGAGCATCCTGCAACGGC